CCACCAGCGACACCGATACCAACCGGTAGGAGTATCTTGGTCAGGAAGTCATCCCAGCCGAACTCATCTTCCTTCTTTTGCGCTCTTGCCTGGGCAATCTGTTGCCTCTTGGCGCTGCGCTCAGCTGCAGTCGTGCTAACCATCGCTGTACTCCTGCCGGATCGACTCCAGTAGCCCCACCTCTTGCTCACCATCCTGCCGCATCGACCTCTCTCTGTCGATGAGTAGCCACAAGAAGTAGCCAAGCTCAAGGAGCACGCAAGAGGCGATAAAGTAGAAGATGGTTTCCATGAAAACTGGGGCGGCGCGCCAAGGGGAGTCAGCACGCCGCCCCATCACCTCGCGGGGGCTAGGTGGGCGTAATGCCGGTCAGGATGACCTGCGCGTTGGGCCGCTTGCACGCGATGTTGTACCGGTGCTTCCAGAAGCCCTCGTAGGCGTCCTGCCCAGCCACGCGGAAGAGCACGTTGCCGTCCTCATCTGCGAACTGGCCAGCAGCCAACTCAGCGAGAATCCAGTCACTGCTGTGCAGAAGTCCGATGGTGGCAACCGGGAAGTGCCGGTCGTACTGGAACTTCACACCGCCGTAGGCCAGGCCCTGCTGGTTGTCCATCAGCTTGCCGCTTGAGCCGTCGACCGAGACGTTGGAGTAGCCTCCGCTCGCACCGGTCGCGCCGAGAACACCCGTCAGCTGCACGGTGTAGCGGTGACGCATAAGAGCGTTCATCACCATCACATCCGCATCGACACCTGCGTCCTGCATCATGATGTCCATCATGTACTGCAAGCGCTCGAGGCTCAGGTCGGCACCAGCGTTGGTGCGGTCTCCATTGCCCACGTCGTGCGTGACAATCGTGCTCTTCAGGATGCGCTGGTCAAGGAGGGCGCCCGTCGCCGTGGTGTCATTACGAGCCACGCCGAAGTGGGTTTGAGACGCCAAGTTCTCAAACAGTCCGCGAGGCTGGTTGGCGACAACATTCTGAAGCCCAAGCGCGCCGCCTCCCCAGTTGGTTGGGTTCTGACCAAACGCAACCGGCGCAGAGTCCGTACTTGGCGTCGATTTCAGCCGCAACGCAATAGCGCACTGGGAGGCCACATTTGCCGTGGTGAAGGTCACTGTCGCAGGCGCAGCGTTATCCGCTCCGACAACCAGGGTCACAGTCGGGTTGGTGCGGTCTGCGCTGAACCCTGCAACAAAGATGTTGCCATTGACGACAGGGGCGCCAGCGTTGGTGTCAACCAGCGGGATGAGGTCATAGGTGTTGAGATCAACAAGCTCAACACCAATCCAAGTCGCCGTGTTGGCGGGGTCGACAGCAGTGCCTGTGCGACTCCCGTCAAAATAGCTGAAGTCGCCCTGGTACTGCCACACAACAGGGGTTGACAACCCAGCGCCAGCAACCGTTTGGGCTTGAGTTGTAGCTTGACCGTTTGCACGACGCTGGTTCAGGAAGCCCTTGGTCGGCCCACCAAAGATGTTGACCGAGTTCTCGTTGTTCGAGACGTCGCGCACGAGGCGGTCCATCTCCTCGTTCATCACACCCGCGAAGGCGCCCACGCCAGCCTTGGAGGCCGTGTCCATGGCGAGACCGCTCACCTGGAAGCGACCGTAGGAGCTGTGTGCGTTGATGCGGAGGTCGGCGTACTGCTGCTCGCCTGCAGTTGGCAGGGCACCAGGCGCTTCGCCCTGGAAGCCAACGCCAGTGTTGCGACCGATGTGAACAGGGATGACCATCTGCTTGCCGGACCAGCCCTTGGACTTCTTCTGGAAGTACTCGCGGATCCAGACGCGGTTGTTGATCTGCTCGGCCACAGGGCCTTGATAGAACTCTTTGAGCATCGGGCCGAACGTGCCGGCTCCGTTAATGCCTACTGTTGCTGCCATGACGGCTCTCCTCTAATCGTGAGAATGGTTAGAACGACATTCGCTCCCTAATCGCTGCAGCAAAGGCGTTCGTCGCTTCTGACACTGTCCTTGGCCCGTTCTCGGCTTTCGCTGGCGCTGCAGACGCAGCGCTTGGGCGGCGGAACTTTGAGGCTTCAGAAGACGCCTTCTCCGCTTCCGCGAGCTTCGCCTTGAGCGCCTCAATCTCCGAGTTGGCTTCAGACAGGTACTGCTCTCTCATCGTGGTTCGATGCTTCTGGATATAATCAGCAGCCTCGTTCACGTCGACAGAACCATTGGCGGCGACCGCCTGCCATAGCTCCTCTGCCTTGACGTCAGGGTTCCTCTCTGCGGCAGCTTTAATCTCAGCCTCTAGCTGAGAAGCCACGAGTTGCTCTGTGCGCTGCTGCTGCCACTCCTTGACCGACTGCATCTCCTGGCGGATCTGCTTGAACGCCTGAGCTGACGGGTCCTCATGATCTCCGAAGATCTCATTGAGCCACTCGTCATCCTTGCTCGGCGCCTTCTCGGTCTCGGTTTGCGGCTGCTTGGCCTGGGCCAGTGTGAGTTGCTCCAGGTCGCGGATGCGCTGCATCGCTTGCTGAAGTTCGTCCTCACGCGCGCGGAACTTGTCGTTGACCTCTTTAAACCTGCCGTAGGGAATGTGCTCGGGAGTCTTGGGAGCATCCGGCTCCGAGCTATCCGCCTGCGTCTCCACCACTTCTTTAACGTCTGCGGTGTCTGCAGACGAACCATCCTCCACTTCATTAGAGTCCGGGGAGTCATCGGACTGCTGGGGCTCATCCGCTTGAGCTGAGACTTCGGGCTCGGAATCACCGTAACCCGCCGCTGCTTCAAACTTAGCAACCATCTCGTCGTACTTCTCTGAGCTTAGAATCCCCATCACACACCCTTCCGCTTAACGCCCGGCGGCTAGTTAGACCCCTCCATCGCGAGAGGGTAAGACTTGTTGACGTCTGACTCATGCCAGTCATCCCAGTCGTCACTGTAGTTTCTGCCCGTCCTGTGCTCGAACTGCAAGCTCTCGCGTATATTCTCGGGCTTCTCATTCATCCGATCTTCACGAACCATGGCCGCCTGGCTAGACCCGTAAACCGCCAGCGCTGTGGCGATTACCATGTCATCATGGTGCCCGCTTTGAGCCTCAGGCTTGCCGCTCCTCGAATACACGAAGTGGTTGGCCTCACACTGGAACCTCCGATCGCGAGCATCGAAGTTCCCATCGTATAGCACCTCGTACAGCTTGCTAAGCATCAAAGGGCGCGATGAGCGGTCTGTCCAAAAGCCGAACTTCTTGGTCCAGGTGTTCTCCCCGTCCTTCTGATCTAGCTTGTGATAGATGTATGGGTAGTTCTTCAGCCTGAGCTCTTCAATGACCGTCAACCCGTAACTGTTCGCCTCGGGCACCACCAGCGCCTTCCACTTGTGCGCCTCGGCCAGCACACGCTTGCCAAATGCACGCGGCATCAAATGCTCATAGAAGGTCGCTACTGTGCTCACTTTTTTTGGATCGGTCACATCGATGACGCAAAATGCCGAGTAGTCCCCCTTTTCCGCACCGCTGGCCGTATCCACCCCCATCACGTAAGTGTGCCACTTTTGTGGCTCGGCATATGTAAGGTATCCGGGCTCAGGGTCTCCGCCCGGGAATGCAGCGTGGAAGAACCGACCACCAGTCGACACAAAGCTATGCTCTGCAACGATGGGGTACTCCTGGTGGAGGATGCGGAGCTTTGAGTTGCACTTGAGCCTATAGGTATCAACGAACCAGTTGGTCTGCTCAGTCGTAAGCTCGAACTCATTAACCATGTCCTCAATCTCTGGAGGGATGGCCCGTGGCTCCTTCTTGGATGCGCAGTCTGGGTCTTGAGTCCATGGATAAAAGACCCGGTGATACTCAAGGTCATCGTCGTTCCACATCGAATAGGCGAAGTTCATGCCGTTCGCTGTGGTCTCAAGCACAACCTCTGGGTCCGTGCCTAAGGAGTTGAACAGCGCAGCCATTGTCTCGTCTGGGTTCTCGTAGCGACTGAACTCAGAGCAATGAAGCGCCAAAGGCGTACCACCACGGCTGCCCTCACTGTTGGCGGTACCAATGATGATGCGTGAGTCGTGGATGAAGTGCAGCTTGTGGACCGTTTGATGCTTCAGAGGCACTCGCATGAACTTGGGCAGGTTCTCGTAGAAGCGATGGTAGATGGGCGCGATGTTCTCGAGCACAGCCTTCTCGGTGTGCGCGATGACTGCGACCTCGTACCCTGGCCGAAAGAGCGCCTTCCAAAAGAACTTGGCTGCGACGAACGTAGAGATGCCCACCTTTCGGCTCTTGAGCACGTAGGTGAACGGATGGTTGTCCATCACGTCTGCAAAGTCGGCCTGGATAGGGTTCGGCACCAGGGGCACGAGCTTCTTACGCTTGTCCAAGATCTTCAGATACTTCTCACAGAAGTAGTTGAAGTCCCACGAGCAGCGCTGCAGCTCTTTGAGCTGTTTCTCCCTCAATGAAGAGACTTGATGCGCTTGTTGGCTTCGCTGGCCTCAGACATGATTGCCCGCCAGCCTTCGCCGTTAAGGTCCTCTCCCTTGCTCTCCTGGAGGAGGCGAAGCTTCTGCTCAAGCATAAGCAGCTTGAGTTCTTCCTGCTCCAGGCGGATGAAGTCCTGTCGGCGCAGCACCTCGATGTCTGCCTCGTGACGCTCTTTGAGTCGGAAGCGGCGAGCGAGGAGCCACTGCGCTGTCTTCACATTGACTTTGGCGTCAGCGATGACGATAGCCTCAAGGTTTACCTGGGCCTTTCCTTCAGCGATGAGCACGCTCTTGAGGATGTCGTGGCAACGACCCCGCGTAGCCTTCCCTTCGCGCAAGACCGCAAACAGGTTCCACGGCTTCAGCCCAACAGCCTTGGCGGATGCGGTGCGTGTGTGTCCGACGCTAAGCATGGCCAGGATGGTGTCGAGGTGAGGCGTCACTAGCTTGATGCAGCTCTGTAGCGACGGGGTCAGGTCTTCAGTGGAGGTCTTCGACATCGTTTTTATACTTCCCCACCGTCCTGTTGATAATAGTAGGCGGTGTGTTCGGGTGAGATACGAGGTTCAGGGCCTGCAGAAACCTGGTTGTGTCCTTGGCAAGCCTGTCCATGTTCTCACTAACTCTACCATGGGTGGCCAGACCTTTCTCCCATGTGCGCGATAGGGTGTTGTCCTGGACCTTCCCAAGGTACGCCAAGAGCAGGGGTTTGATGGCCTTCTCCCTCTTGGTCATGCGCCGGCTCTTCATCATCAAGAGCGCTTCCTTGGTGTCTCGTATAGCTGTGATCTGCAACCCCACCGCCCGCTCAACCTCGGTGAGAGAGGGGTCCTTCATCACGCACACCTCGACGGCGCCCATGAGTGAGTCCATCAGCCAGGCGAAAGCAGCGCCCGGAGACCGGTCGTACCTGAGCTCTTTTAGATTTTGCATCGTAGGGACAGCTCGATGCTTTGCATCAGTCGGTGGATGCCATGCCGCTGCGTCGATTGAAGCGCGGCCCAAGCGAGACAGGCAACGACGACCCGTTCGGGCTCGCACTTGCGCTTCTCACAAGCGCGCTCGAGAAAGTAGGCCGCCTGTTTTTGCGACTTCTCAGGGAGCCAAGAGAGGTCAATGTCGCTTTTAGACGGCTCAGCCTTGTAGCCCTCAAGCGCCTTGAGCGCCTCCTTCAACTCTTTCTCAAGCTCTGCCTTCGTCTTGCTCGGCATCACGCTCCTCCGCGTTGTCTGTTGGCTCATACGGTAAGACCCAGTCGGTGGGTCCGCAAGAAGCCAGTATTTCAAAGAAGGTATCAGCACCCATATCGATTCGCCAGTCTGAGCGATCGTCACGCCAGAACACGAGGGTCGGACGGCCATCTGTGTCACCCTCGCTCTGTGCAATTGCCCTTCTGATGGGGCAGCGCTTCCCACGCTTCACCTCCACCCAGAAAGAAGTGTCCTCCACGTCCGCCTCACGCGCACCAGCCGATTGACTGTCGCCACGACGAGCTTGGTAGCCGCGATCTGTAAACAACCTGGCGACTTCACGCTCACCGCGCTTTCCCTTCTGCCGGCTCCGGCGCCCGCTCATCCGCCGATGGACGGGAACTCAGACAAGAACACCATGACAGAGACGGCGCCAGCGCCGCACTCATAGGTGAGCGCATCTGTTGGCCAGCCTGTGACAGGGAGATAAAGGCTCTGCCCGCTTGGGATAAGCACGCCCGTACCGGCCGCAGCTGAGGCGCTACGCACGAAGACGTTGTTGCCGGTAGATGCGGAGATAAGTAGCCCCACAACACTGTTCGAGTTGATGCCTGCAGTCTCCAAAGCAGCTGGGACGGATGCGCCAGCCGAGGCGGGGAACTGCAGCACGACAGTGCCGGTTGTGATGGCGGGGTTGTTGGCGTGTACCTTTCTGTTGAACTGCATGGATTCCTCTAAAGTCCGAGCCCGAGCTTGAGCCTACATCGCATGTGTGCAGTGCCGCCACCGCCACCGGAAGCAACATACTCATAACACCCACGAGATGGAGGGTCATCGAAGGATACGTTGTCAAGGTCTTCCTTGAACACGTTGAAGGTAGATTGGAAGGTATACACGCCTGACTGGTAGGCGGAGCCAGACTTGTCGGGGTGAAAGTCATCAGCCGCCTCGTCGACAAATACCGGCTGAGTCACCGTCGCGCTGGTGATGTTGTTCGTGTTTGGCGAGCCCTGTAGGAGATAGTCACCATAGCCTGAGCCGGTCCAGCCATACGAGATGCAGTTAGTGCTCGCGCCTGGGTTGCCTGTGCTGATTCCCGCGTATGAGGTCACCGCAGAGTCTTTAACCGCAATGTTGTTGTAGTGATACTTGCAGTATAGCCCGCGCAGGCTGGTGTTTTTGACGTGGCTTGTGTGGCAGGTGACGTTCACCAGGGTGCCATATGGCATCCATACCCCGGTCCAGTTGAAGTCCAAGATCAGCGTGGAGCCGATCGACCCGTAGCTGGGTCCGTATACCCCCCACGTCGTGTTGACGGTGCCCTTGTGGGTGCATTCGATCCTACACCGATCGATAACACCCATCGTCCCGGTGCCGGACACGCCTCCTACCTCTGTGTAGATGAGGCAGTTGTAAACGGTAAAGTTCTTTACTGACCCGGTTGAGTTAACCGCGTACTTGTTCGCGGTAGAGCCCGTGTACCTGATGGTCATGCCCATGATCTTGCAATCGGTACCGAGGCAGACAACGCCTGCGGGTGAGTGCGTGGTGGCAGAGGTCACCGTAACAGCGGTCGGGTCGGTGCCACGGCTTGTGATTGTGACGTTAGACAGCGTTCCTGTGGAGAAGTTCTCGTTGTAGGTTCCATCAGCCACGCTGATCGTGTCGCCGTTGGATGCGGCGGCCAGCGCTGCGGCGATGGTAGTGTGGTCTTCAGGTACTTGGATCGTAGCCATATCAGCCTCCCACTGAGTGCGCTGAGATCACCGCGTTCACCTGGCTCGTGTAGCTGTCGATGGACTGCTGAAAGAGCTCCTCAATGGTGTCTTCGGTGGCGCCTTGTGAGGTCAGGTCTTGAAGGATGCTCTGCAGCGCTGCATCTGTGTCGACGTCTAGCGGCGACCTGGCGTCTGCGTCGTCGGGGTAACCAAACATCAACCCCAGAGACCCCAGCAATAGCATGAGCTTTTCCTCCATCTCTACCTCCTGGTGTTGGAGCATAGGGCAAAGACGTCGGTCGCGCTAGAAGTGGTCATACACCACAGATTCCTGCGCACTCCTGATCCCACGTATCCCACAGCGACTGCTGCCCCTTGTCGAAGTCGACCTCGTTGATAGGTGTGCGCGTGCTGTGTAAGTACGGCTTAGTGTTAAGCCCAGCTATTGAGCCGTGCTCATCACAAGCCGCATGCAGTTGGCGCTCGAACTCGAACACCTTCGCGCGCTCACCTGGCACGGCGAGCACCTTCTTCCACTCAGCAGTGTCGTGGAATGGGCAGTACACGCAAGCGCTCCTCGGCGCGCTCATGCCCAGGGAGTCCAGGTAGTCAAGGCACCGCCGCCTGGACCAACCCATCTTCACCAACGGGTACTCAAATGTGCGCCACTTGTCCTGCGGTATCTTCATCCTCTGCGCTTCGTCGGAGCTGATGCCGTACCACTGGGCGACGTATGGCTCTCCCTTGTACCCTCGTGGCACCTCAAAGTGAGCTTTGGCGGCGGAGTCTAACGGTTTGATCTTGAAGTCCCTGGTACAGCCCCTGCGCACAGGCATCGTGTCGCCGTCGCGCGTGCTGACGTACA